TTTTGCGGGCTTTGTCGTGCAAAAAATCCATCAACGATTCCAGGCCGGCGAACGGGTTCTCATCGTTCTCCTGCCCGCCGGTACGAACATTGGTGATGTTGTCCACGATCAACAAAGCCGGGTAGTCGCCTTGGAGTTCCCAATACGATTTCAGAACCTCTTTGATCCTCCCCAGGTCAGGTGATGCGTCATAGACGAACCTGATGGGTATGCCGTCGAACTTTTTTCCGTCGTCCCCGATGTTGCCTGCGCGAACCATGTTCGTTGTTTCGGATAACGGTTTCCCTGTGAGGATTGACAGGGTTCTGGATAGTTGGGTGAAAGCGTCGGAGTCTGCTGACAAATACAGGGTGGGTATTTTGGCTTTGAGTGCGTAGGTGAGGATGAGCGCGGATTTGCCGACGCCGGGGCCGGCGCAAATCAACGCTAGTTGCCCGCGTAGGAAGTTCGTTCCTTTCTGTTCAAGTGTTTTCCACACTGCGGGTAGGGGGTCACCGGAGTGCCCTTTGACGTGTAGTGATTGGTTGAGGGTGAACACTGTTCTCCTAATGTCAAGTTGCGTATCTGCAAGCCCAGTTCACATCACAGAAAGCGCACTTCTTCGGGTCTGGGTCGGGGTCAAACCTTTCGGCTTGAATGTTTTCCTCAAGCCTCAGGAACGCTTCTCTGACCCGTTCCCGCGTCCACTCCCCGATCCGGTAAGGAACAGTCGGTTTCCCCGACTTCCCCATCCAAAAATCGCCCACCGTGGGCGGGGCGATACCAAAGCTTTCAGCCAACGCCACCCCGTACACCCCTAACTGGAAATCGTCACCAGGACTGTTACCGGTCTTGTTGTCCCTAACAACCAAACCTTCCGGAGTGTCGATCACCGCATCAATGAACCCCCGAACCAGAACACCATCCAAATCAATATCGAAACCTAGTTCGATACCTGGGCTTCCATCTGGGGCGATCCAGATAACTTCCTGCGGATGACCTGCATACCAGCGAATGTACTTTTCGCACTGATCCAAACCAATCGAGTAACGCCTCTCAATGTCAAGTTCACCACCGTAAGGGCCGGACTTGAACCAAAACTCGAAGTTCGGTGTGACCTGACAGGCTTCCTCGATGTGCCGGCTGTAGGACTCCCTAAACACATCCTGCATCGTTTCAAGGGTCATGGTTCGACCGGATCGCTCGTAGGCTTCAGCAGCCTCGTGAACCGCCGAGCCTTGGGCTAACCAAGCAGCCGGCCTAGACCAAACCTTGTCGATGCGGGAAAGCTTGTAGGCGTAAGGGCAACGCTCATACAGCTTCAGTTGGGACACCGACCTGTGCATCTCAAACCTTCCCAAAAATGGTCAGTTCACCGTGACCGAACATCATCTGCTCATCCTCGATGACTTCTCTGTGTGTCACAGTGAACCCGTCAAACCTTTGTTTCACGGCCAGGTATTCAGGGTCGTCGTCCGCGACGAGGACACTCCGGTACACGAAACCTTCGCCGTGGTTTCGTTCGCCGGCGAAGATCCAATGCGGGTTGGCATAGCTCAAACCTTCTTCCAGTTTCATGTGTTCTTCCACTTCTCCGCCCTGTGCCGGGGCGAAGATTAAAACACGTGGATCTGACAACAAAAAATCTAAGGAAGTTGGGGTGGGAGCTTCCACAGCCAGTGGGCTTGCTCTGTCAACTGGGTGTGCTCGTTGACCCTGATGATGAGATCCCCGTCCGAGCTTCTGTGTTTCCTCCAAGCGAAACCTCCTTTGTTGCAAAACCCCGGTTCTGGGGGCAGGTTCGGGTCGTGTTCCAGCACGAAACCTTGCTGGATCTTGGTGTAGAAGGTTCGCAGCGCCGCAAGTTTGCGGGAGCTCATACCTTTGCCGGCGGTAGCCATGTATTCGAGATGGTCACGGGACAACCGGTACGGGGACGTGTAACACTGCTCCCCTTTCACTTTCCACGGGTAGTGCTTCATGGCTTCTTCCCGCACTGTGAGCGAACCGTTGTAGGTGTGTTTGTGCCAGGACACCGCTTGCCGTGTCCTGTCGAACATGCGGGCTATGTCTGACTGTGTGTAGCCTTGCGCTTTCAAAGCTTCTATTACCGCAAGGGATAGTTCTGGTGGTTTCTCGTTCATGTTATCTTCCATGATTTCCCCCCTGGTATGTTGTTGTTTTTACCCTTTCATAATACGTGTTATGGAACCTTGAGTCAAGTTCAAGCCTTTGTTATGTCTGTCGCCGGCACCCATTCGTATTCATCTGACAGATGCCAATGCACACGTATCATGCCGTGTGCCACAGCGGTGACCACACCTTGTATCCGGTGGTGTGGTAGGTAGGTGGGGTCAACTACTGTGTCCCCGATCCTGTACCGGGTCATGCCAAACCTTCCCATTCGGGCTCGTAGGGGTCGAATTCGATGAGTGACCAGGACAGTTTGATGACATCCCATTCGTCGGGGTCAAACATCCTCAAACCTCCTCAATATCAAAGGCAACCGAATAGGGCAGATATTCGTGATTGCTGCCGGGCACACGTCGGTATCCCAGCGCGGCCAAAGGCTCTTGCCACGGCAGTTCCAGCATGTCGCGGTCAACATCCTCCTGGGCGTCTAGTGCCACATCGTGTAGCACGGTAGGTGTGTCTACGATCTGCCCGTCGTCGTCGTATTCGCCTTGCATAACCAAGAGTGCTGGTTCGCCGGCGTTCCAGATACCTACCTCAGCCCAAAGCTTTGTTGTCATGCTCAAACCTCCTGTGGTTGACCATTAACAGGCATACGCCAGCAATAAAACGAAGCAACATCGTCGTCGTAATCAAGCATGTCGAACGAATCAGGGACGGTTTTGCACATCCGCCCGTACCAGTCCAAAACTTCCTGCTCTGCGCCCTGCGCTGTGTAATTCACAGCGCAGTAACCACCGGTAAACCCAGGTGTCTCTAGCTCGATCCCTGCCACATAAACGTGCAACACAATCAAACCTCCCGTACCTGATGCCTGTTAATACCCCATGTCAAGTCAGCCCCATGCCACGGCCCATTAGAAACCAGCAGATCGTTACCGACAAACGAAACCTCACCGGCGGCATCAACTAAACTTGACTCGTCGTAGTGCGCTTCCTGCACATAGATCAGCATGTCCATCAACCAGTCATTGAGCCCGTCTACCGCTGCTTCAAGACTTGAATACACCTGCGTTGCACCCACGTAGTCGCCTCCGCAGGCGTCTACCTCAACATCCATGACGTAAACATCCATACCTATCAAACCTCCTGATCTAAACCATGCGACAAAGCCGCATTAACCAACTCAACCAACGCATGTTCCACACAAATCTCACGCCTGGCCGCGAACGCAACAATCTCTGCGCTGCGCGAATACGGTGCCAACGGACCATCGTCGGGGATAGCTGCCACCAAACGTGCCAGCGTGCCGGCGTTCAAAGCTATATCCAACTCAAGTTCCATAGCTGTATCCATGTCGTCGGATTCGATAGCCTCATCCCACAACGTATCCAAACCTATGATTTTGTATGCCAGGTCTTTCATGCCTTAAACCTTTCTCAAAGTTACAGCGAACAACGGGTACAACGATTGCAGATGCTTAACATGCGACTCTGCCAAAGCTTTATTCGATACGTGGAACCATCTACAGCCCTGGCCGGCGCTGCTGCGCCATTCCACAACCAACACTAGCGCGACTTTCTAATTTCAAGCCAAGCCTTAGCATCAGCACGGCTATCAAACCTCCCAGAGATAGGTGTGTGGTGCGGACCATTGACCACATACCATCCACCTAGCACACGATTGTGAACAACCTTAACCATCCTCAAACCTTTCATATAATTCATCGTCAACATCTCTGCGCCAATCCTGGCTATCCCTCAAACCTTTGTTAAGGTGAACACCAGCGGCGTTAGACCGCCGGCGTTCAAGCCTTGCTTTCAACTGCTCCGGGCTAGCCTTACCCGGTTTAATGACTCAAACCTTCCGATAGATCATACGATTACCGGTATGCCCAACCAACGAATACCCGGCATCCTCAAGCCTTTGTTGTTTCCGCTCAGCATCCCGTAGCTGCTGCGCGGTAGCGAACATAAAGTTAATCTCGATTACCTCTGTGTGTTTCAAAACTCAAACCTTTCCATAATGTGCCATTCCATGATAAAGACCACACCACCTACTGTCAAGCCTCAAACGAAAGCTTTACGATACTCTGCCACGTCGATATCGCCCATCAGAAACTTTCGCATTATGCCGGCGGCATCCCTGGCCGGCATAGAACCATGCTCGATAATGTGCCCAATCTCCCACACAGTTTCACCTGGCATGAGAAACCATAGCCGGATACGGTTACCAGACTCTTGGATAGCTTGGTACCGGTAGCCCTGGCGTGTCCATTCCCAATATTTCATAATCAAACCTTTCCCTGGTGTGTGTTTTGTACTGTGACGTTTCACAACCTGGGGGTAGCTGAACCATCGCCGGCTACCCCCGACATACCGGCTAATCCCGCTCGATGAACCAGTCGAGAAACACGTCGAAATAATCCCCCGACAGCGTGCAACGGCTACCCCACCAATAGCCCTCAAGCCGTGCACGATTGCCGCCATCTGCGACGACCTCGATGTGTGGTCCGCCGGTACAGATGACCACGGCATACTCGCGTCCACGTTCATCGACAATCTCTAACGGGTAGTCGGTGATATCGCCGGCACCATCGGGTAGGCACGGTTCGCAGTATTCATCGACACAATCCGCATACAGATCTACGTCATCAGCTATGGCGTAGGTATCGCGTGCCTGGTCTATCGCGTCATCGTCGCTCGATGCGACGATATCGCCGGCGACAAGCGTATCCGTGGCGCTGTCTGGCGTATCCGCATATACGGCATACATACCGCCGTACTCGCCGGACTCGATCAGTGCGACATACTGCCGCACCGTATCCGCCACGTGTTCACACTGCTGCCGTAGGTTGTCATCATCGCGTGTCATTAGTACCCTTTCGTTTGCGTTCTAACAGTGCATCGAGTCCGGCGGGGTACTCTCACTTACCCCGCCGGCTACGAAACCCGCTAGGACGCGACTAGAGCACCTAGAGTCAAGTCGATGACATACGCGTCATCATTCCAGCGTGACACGGTTACCGTGTCGCCGGCATTAGCCACAATCCACGCCACAACATCATCGGTATGAAAATTGACAGCGCTAGAGTCGATGAAACTGGGGTAGTCGCTGATGACACCGTAGTTACCGCCGGAGAACGTCAACTCATCGAGTACCGACACGGCGTGGTCGGTAAGGTCCGATGCGTCAACGCCTAACGCCTGGGCTAGCGTAATCTCTGCATCGTGCCGGCCATACGATGACCAGTGTTCGTCAATCATTTCCGACTCAACATCCGACCATAGGGACTCATCGAGTACCGGGTAATCCATAAGAGCAGAAACCACGGACACTAGATCATCAGGGGCGGAGTCATCGAGTCCTAACCCAATCGAGTCGATATCTGACCACGTATCGGTATGGATATCGTAGTCTTTCCAGTCCTCAGCTAGCCGGCGGAAATTGCTTACCGATACCGCGTCGTCGTAGCCGTGGACGTCACGCTCACCGACTAGCCTGGTAGAGAAAACAAGCCTGTCCTGGTAATCAGTGCGGTAAGTGTTCACCACTTCCGCAACGTGGTCAATCATTTTACGCCAACCGTGCTTACCGTCGTCGCTACCGAACTCGCCGGCCAACGCTTGCCGCACTGTCAATCCTGCCATTGTCCTACCCTTTCGTTAGAGGCTGTCATGCTACCTAGAGTCAAGCTATCCCGCAAGCATCAACTCGTCATCGTACCGGCTATCCGTACCACGGTAATCATTCCAGCCAATCGAGTCCCATTGCACACTCACGATCATCGAACCATCGAACCGGCTAACCGACTCGATGCCGGCAACGTAGCCGGTAACAATCTTGCCGTGGATATCGTAGACCATGCGGTCGATGACACGGTTACCGACAGCGAACATGCGAACCTACTTTCATCGAGTGACGTTAACGATGTTCAAGCTACGGCAACAGCTACCTAACGTCAATGTGACGCTAGTCACACTGGTCTAGGTTGACTGGACACTACGGTGCCGGGGGTTTCTGCTATCCAGACTTGACAGTAGGTAGCCGGCATGGTTCAATAAACATATGCGTACACATGAGAGCTACCGATTCGTCCTATCTATCCGTGGCACTACCCCGCACTACTGCGACGACCCACGTAAGGCGGCACGGCTAGCCGCAGAGTTCCGCGCCGCCGGCTACGACGTGTACGTCATCGACAGGGCCGATCCCGCCGCCGGCACCGACTACGCCCGCAAAACGTTCTAACCCCCGCTAACCCATACCAGGAAACCCCCAACAGACAGGAAAACCCCCGAAATGAGAAACCCCCGCACAATCGCCCGGTACGCCGGCGCGCTAGCCGTCGCAGCACTACTAACCCCCGGTACCGGCGAACAATCCGTAATCGCCCACCTATTCACAGTACAAAACCCCATCTGTTACGAGGATGGCATCGACAGCAACGGGCACGCTTGCGTATGGGACTGCACCACGATGGGCAATGGGCAGTGCGGCCCGGTAATCACACCGGCCCCGGCCGAGACGGACACCGGCGAGAACGTAGCCGGATACAACTAGACAACAGCTAGACCAGAAACCCCCGACTAGCGGGGGTTTCTGTATATGTGGCCTAGACCACACAAAACTAGGGCTTGACAGTAGGTAGGCTACCCGGTAGGTTTCTAGGTATGACAAAAACCACCGCAACCAAACTGGCCGCCGGGTGCTACAACTACCGCGGATGCAGGATTGAGCAAGACTGGGATTCTGAGTTCTACCAGGGCTGGTGGGCCATCTACGACCTCGACGACCCGCTCATGGAGCGGGAGTTCTACTCGACAAAGCGCGCTGCTATGGCCGCGATCGACGGCGACCCGCCCATCGGATATTGAGCCGCCACCACCTAACTACCTACCGAAACCCCCGACGCTACGGTGCCGGGGGTTTCTGCTATCCCCGGCACTGTCACACCAGGGCACACCAGAACACGCGACAGCGTGGCATATAGACCGCACTACGGCACACGCACACGTGTGCCACACCATCGAGCATCGACAGCGTGTGCCATCGGCAGCACACGCATAACAGGCCCCAGAATCGACGTAGACACACGCACACACACTTCCCGGCACTGCCTACCCGACAGTGCCACTCGATGCCCCAGCATCGACACCAGGGCACCGTACGGTGCCACAACAACCCCTAACCCCAGGGGCCGGCAGCCGGCCCCCAGCTCCATGACCGCCGGGTTATGCGGGTGGCTGGTCTGGTACGGGTTGGGGGGTTGGTGTGGAGCCCTTTTGGGGCTTCCACTTTGCATATACGTGTAATTTTCGTATTTCAGTCCTTGTTTGTGATGTTTTTCACACGGAGGACCGTTTTTTGTTTATTACATGTATATGAAAGGTGAGGGGGTAAGGGAGGGAGCGAAGCGACCGACCGCACCCCCGAGCCTTGACTTTAACTATTATCTGATTATTGATGATTGTTTTTGGCGGCAGTTGGATCTGCCGCCGTGGTTGCTTTAAGGGCCGGCCCAGCCCGGCCCCTTTTAAGATAATTGATTTGTTTTTGGGCTGCGTGGATCGCAGCCCTTAAATCATTGATTGTTTGACCGCCGCCCGGCGGCGGGTATCGGCAACCACATCGAGTGGTTGCCTCTATATAAAAGGGGTAATGAAAATTGGGTTGGTCTTCATCATCAACCCCATTACCTCGTAACTGGAACACTATCCGCAGCCGTGTGCTGCGGAACTCTGATGTGTGTTGTGTGTGTCATCAGCCGGGGGCTGATGAGGTCGATCATGTGGTTCCGAGGTATTTGGGTGGTTCGGACGAAGTCACGAATCTTCGTCCGGTTCATAAGGCTTGTCATGCAAGTAAGAGTTCTGCTGAGGGTCATGCTCGCCGCCGTGAGTTGGCGGCTCGTAGGAAACGTCCGCAACTGAAACATCCGGGGAGAACAGGAAGTGTTTGAGTCGAGTTTCGCTGCTATGGATCAGATGATCGGTATGGCTCGCCGGCAGATAGCGGCTCACACCGGCCCACCGGAGGAGTATCTGTCGGATCTTGCCGGTGCTTTTGTTGCGGAAGCTAAGCAGCAGCCGCTTGGTGCGGGTGCGGTGAATATGGCGGTTTCGGTGTTCCTGTTGGCACGCCAGCAGGAGGTTATCGAGCGTCTTGTTGAGGATCTTCGGATGCGTGATGACGCTTTGAAGATGTTGTTCGATTTGGATGAAATGTGATGCAGGCCTGGGGCTTGCTTTAGCCCCAGGAGGGTGATTGTGGGCACTCGTGGTCCGATTGGTAAGCGTGACGATCAGAGGATTCGCCGGAATAAGCCGGATGTTCCTACTGAGAAGGTTCAGGCTATTGGTGTTGTTGCTGTTCCGGGTTTGTGTATGCCTGACGCGCATCCGGTGACTGTTGATCTTTACCTATCTATGCAGGAGTCCGCTCAGGCACGTTTTTTCGAGGCAAGCGATTGGGCTTATGCCCGTTTTTGCCTGCACTTTTGTGACCAGCTTCTCAAATCGTCCCGGCCTTCGGGCCAGACTCTCTCTGTGGTTCAGTCCATGTTGAGTGAGCTTCTGGTTTCGGAGGGTTCCCGCCGCCGGCTGCGTATTGAGGTTGAGCGTTCTAATGGTCCGGGTGCGGACGTGCTGGATATCGCTGACATGTTTCGGCGTCGGCTTGAGCAGGGGTAGGTAAATCAGCCGGGGTAGAGGGGTTGTAGCTCGCGGGGTTTGTGTGGCCTTGTTGGTTTGCTCCCCCTCCCCCGGCTTCTAATTCTGAAGGGTTACCGGTGGATTTTTCTTGGGTGTTCGTTTATGTGCTTTTCCCGCTGGCAATGGTGTCAGCGGTTACTTGGTTTGGAATACGAATTGGAAAGGATGTCATGTCAGAGGTGCAAAGTGTTGTTGACGCGGTTGTGGGTCAGCTTGGCAAGGTGCGCGATGAAATCCTTAGCCGCCTCTCTGAGGTTCAGGCCCAGGTTGAGCTTGCCGGGGTGAAGGAAGAGGTTGATCTGTCGGGTTTGGTGGCGATTGCGGATGCGTTGGATGCGATTGTGCCGGATGCGGCGGTTGAGGCTGAGGTCGATGTTGAGTACGAGGGCCTTGATGTGGAGTTCGAGGACGAGGTTGTCGAGGGTGACGTTGAGGTTGTCGATGAGCCTGTCGAGGGCGAAGACGACAAGTAGTTAGTCCCGGCGTTACGGGACGTATTGGCGTAGCTCAATTGGTAGAGCGACGGTTTCCAAAGCCGTGTGTTGCAGGTTCGAGTCCTGCCGCCAGTGCTATTGCAAAGCGGTAGACGCTTTGTGGTTTACCCTTTGCAATTTTTCTTTTTGGAGGTTGAGATGCCGCAGTCGGTGGGTACTTCTCTGCACGAAACGGTGATGTATCTGACCCGTGGCCGGGATTTCATTTGGAATATCGGTTTGGTTGACCCGTGCGGGGTTCCGCAGGAGTTCCCTGCGGGGGAATTGTTTTTTGAGTTCGCTGATGGTGAGCAATGGTTTTTTGAGGTCGACGGCGGGTTGGCTTCTATCAAGGTTGAGTCTGAGCGGGCTGATTTGGTGGCTGCTCGCGCCCGGTGGCAGTTGGTGTTTTTACCGGAGGGTGAGCCTGCCGGTGGGATTGCTTGGGCGCGGGGCTATGTGAAGGTGGAGAAGTAGATGTCTTGCGGTTGCGGTGTTACGTCTTCGTGCGGTGGTGTGTCTGCTGGTGGGTTGGTGGTTGGGGTTCCTGGTCCTCGCGGCCCGAAGGGCGATAAGGGCGATCCTGGTGATGGTTCGGGTGGGGTTGCTGTTCCTGGCCCTAAGGGCGACAAGGGTGATCCTGGTGTTCCGGGCAGGGACGGCGTTGATGGCGCTCCAGGCCGGGATGGTGTTGACGGCAGCCCCGGCGCGGATGGCCGTGACGGTGTAGACGGCGCACCGGGCAGTGATGGTGCCCCAGGCCGGGATGGTGTCGACGGCGCTCCCGGTGAGAAGGGCGATCCTGGTCCTTCGTCGTGGGCTGCTATCCCAGACGTGCCCGAGGGTGTGCCTGGTGGGTTCCCGGTTCTGGACGCTCAAGGTTTGGTCCCTGCTGGGAATCTGCCGGATGTTGTAGCGGAGTCCATTGTGGATTCCACGGAGGTTGGGCGTGCCGTTGTGACGGCGCAGGATGATCGTGCGGCGCGTTCCGCGATTGGAACCCTTCTGGCTGGTTCCCGGTCATCACTTCTGGGGTCGAAGATTCGCGGCGGGAACATCACCACAAAGACGTACCACCAGTGGGATCATTTTTGGTCTGAGTGGGATTGGGATAACTGGGTTAAGCCGCAGGTTGATCGTGCGGTCAAGTTGGGGTTCAACACGATTCGTGTGATCGGCGGGCCGAGGGTCATCTTTCAGCCGTCGATAAACCTGGGGTACACGTGGGGTCCGAGTGCCGCGTTTGAGGTGGATTATCTGATTCGTAACGGTGGCCGGGTTTACATGGTCACCCAGGCGGGTACGACCGCCGCGTCGGGCACCGGCCCTTCTGGGACGGGTGCGTCGATCACTGATGGGACGGTGGTGTGGAAGTACGTCCGCGAGGATGACCTAGCCCCGATCACCCAAGCTGTGTACGACTCCCGCTGGAAGCAGTTGGTGGAGTATTGCGGTGAGAACGGTTTGTGGCTGTATCCCGCGCTGATGACCGCAGGGGACTTCGACGCTGTTGCTTTCGGCAATTTCCGCAATCCGGTTGTTCTGGAGTCTTTGAAAACAACTGCGGCGATGCTGTCCAATTACAGCAACGTGATCGGCTTCGATTTGTTCCAAGAAGGCGACAGTTATCGCGGCTCCGCAGTGCCGTGGGCGGGTTCCCGAGCGTATGCGGTGGGCAACTACGTCACCAACGGTGGCAACGCCTACAAGTGTGTGACTGCGGGTACGTCGGCGGCATCTGGTGGGCCGACTGGCACCGCCGCTTCTGTAGCTGATGGGACGGTGGTCTGGGAGTACGACGGTGTGCCGCTGACTGCCGCTGATGTGTTGGCGGCGATGAGAGATGTTCGGGCGGTGAGCAACGTCCCGCTAACTATGTCCACCGTGGCGTTTGCGGGAACGTCGGTGAACTTCTGGGCGGGTGTTCAGACCTTGAACTATCAGGTCAACGCGGACCCTGCCGGTGCGGACTTCATCGACTTGCACATCTATGAGGATGGGATCACACCGGCCCATATTGGGGCGTATCTGGAGTTTTTCGGTAAGCCTTTGTTGGTGGGTGAGTTCGGCTGCGATCAGACGATGACGGTGCAGCAGCAGACCGCCCGGTATGCGTCTATTGAGCCGATCCACGCCCGCCCCGGTGTGCTGGGTTCGTTGGTGTGGGCGCTGGCCGATCAGGGCACCGCTGACCCTGCCCGCCTTTACGGTGTGTGGGATAACACCGGGTTCGTTCAGGGCAGTTCACCGTTGTCGGTGACGGCGGGTGCTAGGCCGGGGTTGGCTGCGGGTGTCCGCAAGTTGCTTCCGGCGTCCCCGGTGTTGAAGTCGGGTGGCGAAGCGGCCCTGGTGTGTACCACTAAGGCGGGTGCTGCGGGCGCGGAGGACGGTGCGAATACGTGGGCGAAGATCGCCACCGCGAACACCGGCACTAACACTTTCACGAACCTGAAGCTTGTTTTGGCTGTGGTGGGTTTCGGTGTCACCGCCCATGACACCGCTTTGGTGTCGGTGTCTTTCGCTGTCGGGGCATCAGGAAGCGACCCTGTTGTGGGTGTGGACATCATCGCTGAGGGTGGTGGTGGAGGGTTTATCGCTGCTGACTCGTTCAAAGCGGTTTCCGGTGGGTTCGGCACGGATATGGAGTTGTGGGTTCGTAAGGGCACCGCTTTTGGCGGGTTCAAGGTGTACGAACTTTCCAGGGGTTACGGCGGCAATGCGACTGTCGGGCTGAACATGCTCACCTACAGCCGGGGTCCGGCGTGGCAGTCCGCTGTCCCGACTGGTGCGGTGAACAACGTGTCCTCTAGGGGTGTTACGTCGTTTGGTGACACGGCGGTCACAGCGACGGCTCCGCAGACCATCACGCGGAAAACCCTGAACTCCCCGAGGGTTGACAGGCTTCTGGACACTAACGGTGCCCCGATTTTGTTGCTGGACCCTGTTGCGGGTGCCGTGGATTACTTGCGGATAGCCAACGGCACTGGTGGCGCTCAGTTAAGGGCGGAGGGGACAAGCCCCAACATAGACGTTAACGTGTTCGGCAAGGGTTCCGGCGACATCAAGTTTCGGAACGACGGTGGGATTGGCTTTGTAGTCGATCCCGTTGCGGGTGGCATCAATTTCCTGTTTACCCGAGGGTCAGCTACCGGCGAAGATGTCACGTTGGGTGTGGCCGGAACCGACCCTGATGTCAACGTCAACGTCACCCCGGCGGGGGCTGGAGTGATTCAGCAGCGTGGGGTGCAGGTCGAACTGAAGGGCCACGGTCACGTCGTCGCTGACGTGATGGGTGCTGAATCCACCGCCCGCAAAGGTGTGGCGGATGGGTATGCCAGCCTTGACTCCAACGGTCGGATGCCCGCCAGCCAGCTACCCAGCACCGCCTTATCCTGGGTTGCCGCCCCATCCACCTCGTCGTCGCCTGGAGTCTCCGGTCAAATGGCATCCGACGGCGGGTTCCTGTACGTCTGCGTGGCCGCAAATCAGTGGCGTAGAACCGACCTCACCACTTGGTAACTAGGAGAAAATGTATGGCAACCAAGAAGGAACTTGAAGCCGCTGTAGTCGCAGCCGGTTTCACCAAAGCGGACCTACCGAAAGTGATGGAGGCGTTGGCTGAGGCCACCGCAGACCCGCCTGTCGGGCAGGTCGTCCGCAACCCGGCAACCGGGGATGTTGCGGTGCGGGTCCGCCAGTACACCGAAGTGTATTGGCGTGTCTCGTCCAAGGATGACCGTTCGTGGGTCGAAACCAGCCTTGTGGGTTGGGATGTGCTGCACCAGGGCACTGTCGAGCCTGAGGGCGTAGACGAGGACGACAGCTAGTGGCGTTCGAGAAGGTTCTGAACCTCCCACCACTGGACGTGATCGGGCAACAAACTATCTTCCATTGTGGTCCGGGTAGTGCTGAGAACATCCTCATTTCGCTGGGTATCCCGGCTGATGAATGGGAACTCGCTATGGCCTGCCGCACCACCGAAAATGGTACGGACTGGATCGGCCAGATTCGGGATGTGTTGCAGCAGCGGGCGCATCACATGGATTGGCGTTTGCAGGAGATGGCGCACGATCCGGCGCTCCCGCATGAGAAGCAGAAGCTGTGGGATGACGTGTTCGGCAGCATCGTTCATGCTGGGGCACCGTGTTTGATGAACTTCGTCGCACCGATGTCGAACTACCCCCGCGCATCACGCCCAAGCCCGATTGACGGTCAGGTTCGCAACCCCTCCTACGGTGGGGGAACCGTCTATCACTACGTCACCTGTTTTGGGGTGGCTGAGGACGATAACGGCACGAAGCACATGCTGATCGTGGACAGCGGATTCAACCCGACCGTGTATTGGATCACGCATGACCAGTGCGCCACCCTGATCCCCCCGAAGGGGTACGTCTACGGTCACGCCGAGCCTGCGGGTGTCCCGGTCCTGCCTGGGCCTGCCGCCGCTCTGGATGAAGCTGAGGCTTTGTCCATTGCGATGGGTGGTTCGTTGGGCATTGACCGGTACCGGGCTTTGGTGCCGGCGGTGAAAGATGCGTTGCGGCAGTCGGAATGTACGAACCCGCGCCGTGTCGCACAGTGGTTCGCCCAGATTGGGCATGAGTCGGCTGGTCTTCGTTACATGGAGGAGATTGCTGATGGGTCCGCGTATGAGGGTCGCGCTGATCTTGGCAACATCCAGCCTGGTGACGGTATGCGCTACAAAGGTCACGGACCTATCCAGATCACCGGTCGGGAAAACCATCGACAGGTCAGTGAGTGGGCGTACAAACACAACTACGTCCCTACCCCAACCTATTTTGTGGATAACCCGCAGGAGTTGGGTGGGGACACGTTCGCGTTCCTTGGCACTGCTTGGTATTGGACGGTTGCGAGGGGTACGCAGATCAATGATGCTGCGGATCGTGAAGACCATGAACAGGTGTGCCGCCTCATTAACGGTGGATTGCACGGGTTCGATGATCGGGTTCAGCGATACCACAAAGCCATTCAGGTTGCGGATCAGTTTGTTCCTAGAGGAGAACCTGATGTGGCCGCTCCCCCCGCAGTGGCTGTACCCGCACCTAGCGCGTCTACTCCGCTGACCGGGCTGCCCAGGCACCACTCCCAACCGGAGAACGTCGAGGGCGCTTTGTTGAACATCCGGGCTGAAGGTTTGTTGACTCAGCGTTTGGTGTTTGAGATTGCGATGCGTGCGGGTGTGGATGCCCGCACGATTTATGAGGAAACTCGTAACAGTTTCTAGGAGGAATTACCTTGATGCCGTGGGAGAGCCAACCAGGCCCGCCACCCCCACGGCCCGCCCCGCAGCCACCCGGACCGGTGGCACCCCCGGCACCCCCGCAGATGCAGTACGACGTTGTGCAGGCACCGGGTTACACCTACAGCCACGCCCCCGTGCCTCAGTACCAACCGCCACCCCCACCGCCGCCGCCTGCGGCCCCGGCGTTTGATCTGAACTCAATCATCAAAGAGGCTGTGAACACCGCTGTTCAGCAGAACAAGCAGCAGATGGTGGCGAACACGCAGAAAGCGATCCAGAAAGCCGTCGATAAAAAAACCGACCAGCTTGAGGATCAAGTCGAACACCTAGAGGAATCGTTCTCCGGTGGCGTGGTCACCACGCGCACGTTCATTCAGGGTGCGGCGGTCGATATCGGTTTCGCGGCGTTGGCTGCCGGCGCAACGCTTATCGGCCCCGACGCTGACCTGTTCGACAAAGAACTGTGGACCCTTGTGGGAGTGATGATGCTCAAGACCGTCATTCAGACCGGGATGTCGTATGTGATGCGGATGCAGGTCCGCAATGGGTGAGTCGACGGTTTTGTTGCTGCTTGTGGTCGCCGTGATTGCGGTTGGTGTGTACCTGTCCATGAACCAATGACATGGAACACACCGTGCTGTTGAACAACGGTGAGTCAGTCACTTTGGTTGGCGAGTTGGAGTTAGTCGGGGATCACATGGTGCTGTCCAACGGTCATTCCACATACAGGTTCCATTGGTCGAACGTGCTGTATTGCCGTTCCAGAGTTAAACGATGAGGAGGTATCGGGAGTGGGCGAAACAGAACTACTCCCGGCACCACCGCATGTGATCGGCCCCACCTGGCGCAAAACCGTTGACGGGGCATGGCATCTGCCCGAGCGCACCCTTGGTTGGGGTGTGTTGAATTGGTGGGCTCAGTACGTTAAGACTCCCGGTGGGGAGAACGCCGGCGAGGCTTTCCTGCCCACTTTGGAGCAAGCCCGCTGGGTGTTGTGGTGGTACGCCGTTGATAACGAGGGGCGTTACTACCACCGCAACGGTGTGTTCAGGCGCATGAAGGGGCACGGTAAAGACCCGTTAGCGGCTGCGTTGTCGCTGGTGGAGTTGTGCGGCCCAGTAGCTTTCAGCCATTTCGCAGGCACAGAGGTTGTGGGTAAGCCTAGGCACGCCGCGTGGATTCAGATCGTCGCGGTGTCCCAGGAACAAACCAAGAACACAATGAGTTTGTTCCCGGTGATGGTGTCCTCACAGTTGAAAGAGGACTACAGCCTTGAGGTCAACAAGACCATCATTTACAGTGCGGCGGGCGGCAGGATCGAAGCTGTCACATCCTCCCCGCACTCGATGGAGGGGAACCGCCCCACCCTGGTGATCCGTAACGAAACCCAGTGGTGGGTGGACTCCAATGACGGGCATGAACTCGCCGGTGTCATCGAGGGCAACGTCACGAAGATCCCCGGTGCCCGCATCCTGTCGATCTGCAACGCCCACATCCCCGGTGATGACTCCGTTGCCGAACGGGACTATGACGCTTGGCAGGCGGTCCAGTCAGGTCAGGCTGTCGATGTCGGCACCCTGTACGACGCACTCGAAGCACCCGCTGACACCCCTGTGTCGGAGATACCGTCTGAGCGGGAAGACCCGGAAGGGTATGCCGCAGGGTTGGCGAAGCTTCGTGAGGGTATTGAGATAGCCCGTGGTGATTCGGTGTGGCTTCCGGTCGATTCGATCATCGAATCGGTTCTGGATGTTCGCAACCCGGTCACCGAGTCTCGCAGAAAGTTTTTGAATCAGGTCAACGCATCCGAGGACTCTTGGATCGCACCCTATGAGTGGGATGCAATCTCTGACACCGAAGCCCGTTTGGTTAAGGGCGACAGGATCACGTTGGGGTTCGACGGGTCGAAGTCGAATGACTGGACGGCTCTTGTGGCTTGCCGTGTCGAGGACGGGTGCCTGTTTTTGGTGAAGGCGTGGAACCCTGCGAAGTATCCGAGCGAGGAAGTTCCCCGTGAGGATGTGGATGCCACGGTGCGGTCGATGTTTGAGTCCTACGACGTGTTGGCTTTCCGCGCTGATGTGCGCGAGTTCGAGGCGTATGTGGATCAGT